TTTTCAAAACAATCAAACTATACATACATATTACACCAGTAGTCAATTATTGTCAATAACAATATATGCTATGCTTCTGTATTCAAATATCTAGCGATTGTTCCAAAAGAGTTTTTCTTTTGCTACTTTCTTTTTTTCTTTTGAGTTATCAAGCAAACTTAATTTATCTATTTGAAATATTACTGTATGTGGTGCATTATATTCACTCATGAAGCAGGTGTATTTATTATCTAAGAACCATTGATCTAATTCTTTATAGTCAAAATGTATTCCCTCAATGTATTTTTTTGTATTCCTATAGGGTGGGTCTAAATAAACTATAGTTTCATCGATAGGGGTGTTAATCTTGACATCTTTATACGATAAATTAGATGTTGTAAATACAGGCTCCAGTTGTTGCAGTTGTTCCAGTCGTTCCAGTTGTTGCAGTCGTTGCAGTTGTTCCAGTTGTTCCAGTTCTTTACACTTCCTGTCTTTAGCTTGCCTACGAAAATCTAGCCTTCTTTCATTCCATGTTGGCAAATCACTTATTTTAATATCAAGCCCTAGCAAATCATTCAATTGTTTCAGTGATTTTTCACATCTAAACATTACTATGTTATGCCCCAAATGCTTTTGAGGCTCTATATTCCGGCCAAACAGGTAGTCCTTTTGATTATTGCCAAAGGAATAGCATATTCTAGCAAACTGCCCTTTTATACTATCATCATCCCTCAACCTCATAAACTCATCTCTACTTATAAAATCATAGAAATCATCAGGGAACAATCCGTACTGCCCCCTTAATCCGTTTTTAAGCCTATCAAAAACATAATCTATAAACTCAACCAAACTTGTCTGTAACTCATTGTAATGCGTTATAAGCCCTATCTCCGATGCAGTAAATGACATTGAACCACCACCGCCAAACAAATCATAAAAATACCTAGCATTAGGCTTTACCTTCAACATCTCTTTTAAAAGCGGTAACGCTATTTTATTCTTACTCCCCATATACGGAACCCTAAACTTCAAACTCTTATTCGGAACCACTATTCCATCAAACAAACTATACTGCATATTACTCAATATATTACACTATTAACTATACTTTGTCAATAACAATATAAGAATAAAAAACATCTATGTTTGATATTTTTTGGCAAAGAACAAATTTCGTATTTTTTATTCTTTAATCTCTTAGAAAGAATACTTTTGTGTATTAGAATAATTTATTTTCTTGCTTTTTTCGATTATCTTATAGATATTCATACTTCATTGCCCCAAACGTCCCATCCATCTGCTTGTTGTCGTGCGAATAGCTCTATTTTTGTTTTATCTTTTCCAAGTAACGCAACAATTCTTTCCCTTACTACATCAGGCTTCTTAGAATGCTTAGTTCTTTCCGCTTTAACCAACTGCTTAATAGATTTATCTTGCCTCCAAGAATTGGGGGTTCCCTTAATTCCAAGCAGGCACAACTCTACATTTCCCATTGTCCATCTACCTAAATTTGAGATCTCTTTTCCATTTTTAGTATATTTACTCCAACAAAAAGCAACAGTCTTGTATTTGAAGCCCCAATCTTTTAAAACCTTTATGCCTTCATCTAGCAATGGAGAAGTGACCCAAAGAAACAAACAGCAAGCATCATCTGCTATTTCTCTTACAGGAAGGTTGGAAATCCATTGTTTGCTTTGTGTTTCGTATTCGTGGTCTAAAGAAAAGGAATGCCCCGCCATCTTGTCGTTGTAACTCCACGGAGGGTCAGCATATATAATTTGATATTTTTTCTTTGGAAAAGGCATAATCTCCGATGACATATCATACATATTACACTATTAACTATACTTTGTCAATAACAATATACACTTCTATATTTTGTATTTTGTATTTTTAGAATCCACCTATTAAAAGCGTTCTATATATCAGTTTTTAAAGACATGGGGGGGGGTACCCTTATCATTTTGCTTACATCAGCAATATGATCGATACTATTTTGCTAACGTCAGCAATATGGTCGATGTCAGTATATGTTAATAACTATATATAAAAAAAATGAAAGGGTAGCTATTAGCGTATACTGATATAATATATATCTAAGAAGTAAGTGAACTTCCTTCTTAGATATATATTATATCACTATTAGTCAATATCTACAAGCCTATTTCTGGCATACTTTTTATAAAAAAACACACTAACTACAACGAAAATTAAAGCATAACCTCAAATCTATAAAACAGACCACCAATCCACTATTAACCTAATAATACGGAACAGCCCCTAAATTAGGAAAGGGTAAAATCTAAATGGGGAAAAGTTGAAATTGGGTAAAATCTAAATGGTGTACTATAAATCCAAATTCCAACGTAAACTTAGTGAATTTTCACCCTGGGGCCTACGTCAACCTACGTCAGCTTTCATAATGCAAAGATTATTATTGACAATATATAACCTTACGTATAGGTGTGGTAGTGTGGGGATGCTGTTTTGTCACGTAAGGAATCGTTTGTAAGAGTGTTTATTGGCTGAGATTGGGACGTTTTGTGGTGTTTGAGAGGTGTGTGTGTGACACTGTATTATCCCCCCTATTCATCCCATACCACAACCATTTCACACTTAGACAACAAACATTATGGCTTAAGGGTATATATCTATGCCATATTATCCATTGTTAAAAAATGGTTAAAAATAACGTTAATAATTGCATTGTTTTCCCCCTATAATGCTTTTGTGTTCCCCCCTTGTGTTCCCCTCATTGTTTGTGTTTAGGTTCAGTCCATTCTGGTTACGTCACCCTTAAACATTCTGGCGAATTCAAAAAACAGTATAGCTATAGGCAGTATAGACGTACATGCCCACCACATAGCCATAATCATGGCTTTGGTTGTGTACCACGCAAGGGATACCAATAGCTTTGTTGTGTTTGATATTAGGCTGATTGCTTGCTTCATTTGTCACACTTAAAACGCCTTGCTGATGTCAAGCGTTTATCTCTGTCGTACCTATGGTAAAAGTCGCTGTCTTGCGGATAGTCTTTTACTAGCCAACAGCCGTTATTAATTGGCCGGCCGTATTTGTTGTAAAGGAAAATGAAATACATATCGCACGGTTTCCCGGTTCCGTTGCTTGTCCTCACACAATCAAGCTGAACGGCTTTATAATGTATGCCGTTTAATTCGCCACGTTTAAGTATCTCTCTCTCAAAATCCAGTTTAAATAATGCTTGGTTGCCTAATGGTGGCATGCCTGCGTTGTATCTTGCGCGGCCGGATACAATGGCTCTAGTGTGTTGCTCGCTGTCAAATTCACATGTACAAAACTTTTGGAACAAGTCGTTTAATGTAAACCGGCATTGTTGTATATCGTCATCAAAATCAAAATCCATTTGAAACGCATTAAGAAACAAGTCCTCAATTTGAGTTTTTACAACGTCGGGCGTTCGTTCGTTCTCGATTGCTTTTTGTTTTTTGCTTTTTTTACTGATCATTTGTTTATACTCCCATTATTATTAATTCAGCCAATAAGCTGATGCAACCATTGCATCACTAATTGATCTATAATCACCATCCGAGTGTATAAGGTTCCGGCTAGCGTCATACACCTTCAACCAAACTTCGCCGTCAATTTTAGAGATTGTTATCATTTTTTATACCTCCAATTTGTCCAGTAGCGCCACGCATAGCTTATTCAGTTCCTCGTCTACATAGGTATCTAAAAACGCTCGGTAAGCTTCCGGCTCCATGTGGTAGGGGCGTTTCTGCCCCGCATAAACCTTAAACCGATGAATAAACGTTTTCCGCAAATCGGGGTATAGACTAAGGCCCCCTGATTCTGCCCCGCCCGCAACCATATCATAACGGAACTCATAATTAAGGCCATCCGCTGTCACTGAAACGCCAGTTTTTAGGTAGCCATTGCCACGCTCGGGGGCATTGTGTATCTTCGAGTGCCTATAAAGCGCAATGTCGGCATCGTAAAAGCAGTTAAACGTTTCTGTTTTTGCGCCTACACGGCCTTCAATTGGTGTTATTGTTATTGATAAATCCATTTTTTATACCTCCAATTTACCTACGCAACCACACAATCATAATAAAAAGCATGGTCAAAATAATCCGTCATAATATCCGAATTGTTGTAATACCCGCCAACAGTACGGATTGCATTGTTGATCTGTTTGTACAATGCTAGCGTTTCCGGGTTTAGCGTATCCGGAAAATATAAAACTTGGTCACGCTTTGGCTCCCAATACCAATTTCTATTGGCTTGCTCTGCATCGTTGTAGGCTTGTTGCTCGCTCACTAACCGATCACTTTTTAGCCGGACCCTTAACTTGCAACAATCTCGAACGGAAGCCGTAACCTTAATGCTCGCATCATGTTGTTTTACTAGCTTTTTTACAACATCGAGTATTGCTTTTTTTGTGTCTTGCGATATGTATGCCATTTTTTATACCTCCTATTTAATCATCTAAGGTTTTGTAAATACGCCGAATTATCAACAAGTATAATAGAGTAGTTGGCCATTTCAGCGTGGCCAACGATATTGTATCCTCTACTCGCCAAAAAAGCGTGCGCTTGATCCAGCGTATCGCCACCATTAGGGCCGTACTCAATTGTTTTTGACTGGCCAAACCGTTCATCGATAAGTTTAATTCGGGAACCTTTTGTGTTGGTGGGCCCCAAGTATTTAACTTTTATTGCACGATACTGTTTTGATTTTTCTTTTATCATTTTTTTCTCCTATTATTTACAAAATCTCACCAAGCATGGACAACTCAGCGTCGGTATATAAAGTACACAAGCTTTTAAACTCGTCGGCCACATTGTTATACACTTTTAAAGCTTTAATAGAATCGTCATTGTACCCATAATTCCAGCAGAACTCATCAAACGTGCCGGGATCATACGTTGTTAGGCATGTTAATATATCGTAATCGCTTGGTTCCTTTTTGTGGGTATTGGCCAATGATTGCCCAAACTTGAACGCATATTCACGATTACCACGTTTTAAAGCCACGTTGTAAATATCTCGCTTGTCTTTGTCACCTTCAAAATGATAGTTATAATCAAAATACTTAATCTCTATTATGGTTCCCGTTACTGCTAAAAAATTCATTGCTTGAATATCAAATTCAGACAAGTTGCTTTTTGTTTGTTTAGTCATTTTCTCAACCTTCCTACTTGTTATACTCAGCAAGTAGCGAAATCGCTTCGCTTTCGGCGTATTCGTGCCCATAAAAACCACCGAAGCTGTCGACAATATCCCATCTGTCACAACACTCGAACCTTTCATCAATAAAAATGCAATAAACATCGCCGGACAAATACTGATTATAAGTCTTAACTTCAGCATCAATTCTAGCCAATGCTTTTTCTTTGGACTCATCATTATAGACTCCATACTCACTTATAATACGCTCTTTTGAAACAACAGCAAATCCAACTCGGCCACTGTCAAATGGGCAACTAAAGGGGGCAGTTGATAATGTAAGGCCAGAATGATCATATATATACAAGGGGACAACAACATCATCACTACCAAACTCGCTCTCGGCAAGTTCATGCCATGAATCATAATTATTATGATCAATCGAATGTTTATCGCCTAAAATGTAATTATTGTGGAAACAATAAAAAACAGATAGGTTTTCCCAATCCCTTGGACTCTCTAAACAGTCGTCAACCTCAATACGGTATCTATATTCAACTGCGCTTGTTGTTTGTGTAGCCATTTTATACTCCTATTTAATTAACAATACAACCAAACTGAGACCATAATAAACCACAACTTTAGCGTTGTCAACAAACAACATACCCAACTTTTTCGGTATTTTCAAAATTGTACAATTCGCGGGCATTTTTATAATGGATCCCGTATATAGTATGCACTGCGGATTTTACAGCACTGGCCATTTTGGCCATAGTGTGTAGGCTATTCACAACCAACCATTCACCACCGTTCTCTAACTCTCGGCTTTCAATATCAACTATTAAACCGTGTCCGCTTTCATGCTTTTTAATAAAATATCTATATTCAGTTTTAGTCATTTTTTTATACTCCATTTAATTAACAATACAACCAAACTGAAGCCATAATAAACCACAACCTTGACGCTGTCAACAACCAATACACCCAACTTTTTCGATATTTACAAAACTTGGATTTTTTGTTGTGTTTACGCTGTTTTTTTACCCTTGACAAGAAAACACCCCCCTTTCTGACGTAAGGTTTTTGTTACGTAAGGTTTTTTCTTTACGAAAAATTTTTGTTTTTTCGATTTTTTCGATTTTTTTCGATTTTTTCAAAAATTGACCTTTCCCCCCTTATGGCATTTTTTTTCTAAGGTGATTTTTTTCTAAGGTGATTTTTTTCTAAGGCAACTTTTTTCTAAGGTGATTTTTTAAAATAGTTAAACTATTCCAAAATAATATGGGACTTCATTACCAATATTTTCTAAAGCGTATCTTACAGCGTCAATAAGGTGGTCTTTGCCGTCTTCTGGCTTCTCTAGGATGTCAACACCATTGCGATGTTTCTGCCATTTATACATTGAAAATTCCTCGATTAAGTCTGCTGATTGTTTATCTAAGAAAATTCTATGCTCCTTTATTTTTAATATGCCTGCACGTCTAGACCCTGCCCCCTTTTTAGCCCCTTCCATATTCCACCCGTGCCGTACTAACTCCTCAATGTTCTCTGGGCTTTCTGAGTCTGCTGTAATTAAGTTATTAAAACTCATATCAACTCGTGCTGACCCGTCTACCATTACGCCATCAGGTAGTTTATTTAATTCTAATAATTCATGGTGCATATCAGTGACTGTTAAGCCTGTTTTGTACAAATACTGTTTAATATACAACTCCTTATGCTCTTTATCAACTACCTTTACACCAGCAAGGGTGGTAGGGTGGTTATACCCAAAGTCCATACCAAAATACTCAGTTGATGTAATCTTGTCATAATCGCTGGTAAGTTCAAAATTCGGGAATATTGTCTCTTCTGATAAACCCTGTTCACCTAGCCCATAAATACGCCAATAGTTTTCATCTGTGTATTTATATCGCTCGATCTCTTTAATCTGCCTTTCATTTAAAAAAGGGTTGTCTTTATACGTTGACTTAAATAGCATAGAGTCTACCTGTGGTATAACCTCTTTAAAAACAAAATGATACGTTGGCATATTTGGGTTATAGTCCATAATTGTACAGACAGTTACCCGTAGGGATATTTGGCGGTAGTCCTCTCTATGAAACGATGAAACCTCGTTTAAATAGGCTATATCTGACTTTACACCCTTGATCTTTTCTGGGTCATCACACCCCATAAATGTAATTGATGAATTATTATGAAACGTATACTTCATTGTGGCCTTATTGTAAAATGCCGGATCATATATATTTAAGTCATTCATAATGCTTTTAAAATCTTTTAGGATACTAGAATCTATGGATGACCGTGTTTTCCTAAAGACGTTGACAATAACATTTTCATTTTGCAATGCATACACAATCAACCACATCATGATTGAATAGGTTTTGCCAGAACGTGTACCACCCTGAAACAACAACGTCCTATAGTTTTTGTAGTTCGCCCCTATTTCTTCATATTGTTTGCAAGCCTGAATCTTAGCCATTTAATTAACTAAGCCTTGTTCAATCGCATTTTCCCAACACTCTGCAACCTCATATAATAAATCATCGCCAGCATATCGCAACGCTTCCCAATGGTCTCGAACCGCTGCCAACACTACTTCCCGATCATTACGCATATCAATACTTGCATATTGCAACGCTTCCCAATCGTCCTCCACCGCTGTCAGCACTACATCACGATCACCTTTTAATTCATCACTTGCATAATCCAACGCATTCCCATTCTGCTTAACCGCTGCCATCACAACTTCTTTATCACCAAGCAATTCTTCACTAGTATATTGCAACGCCCATCCATCCCCATTAACAGCCTCTAAAACAACTTCACGGTCATTTTTCAATTCCTCACTCGCCCAACGCAACGCAAACCCATTCTGCTTTACCGCTTCCATCACCACCTCATCATCACCCTTCAATTCCTTACTCGCATACTTCAACGAATACCCATTCTCCATCACCACTTTCATCATAAACTCACGATCATTCCTCAATTCCTCACTCGCATCCTGCAACGCACGCTCGTCTTGCTTTACCGCTTCCAACACTTCCTCTTTTGTACTATTTTTATCAATCATTTTTTACCTCCTTTTCAATCGCATTTGCCCAACATTGCACTATTTCGCTCTGCAATTCCACACTAGCATAACTAGCATAATACAACACAGCGCCCTCCTGCCTCACCGCGGCCAGTGCCACTTCACGATCACCACGCAATCTCTTACTCGCATACCGGAACGCCCACCCATCTTGTCTCACCGCTGCCAGCACCACGTCTTTATCATCACGCAAGTACTCACTCGCATACTCCAACGCACGCCCATTCTGCTTGACTGCCTCTAGCACCACCTCACGATCATTGCGCAATGCCTCACTCGCATACCGCAACGCAAGCACATCCTGCCTCACCGCTGCTAGCACAACTTCTTTATTACCCTTCAACGCCAAACTAGCAAACCGCAACTCCCAGCCATCCTGCTTCACCACTGCCAGCACAACTTCTTTATAATCTTTAAATTCAGTACCAACATACTCCAACGCCAGCCAATTCTCCGTCACCGCTTCCAGCATAAATTCACGATCACCCTTCAATTCATCACTCGCATACACCAACGCATACCCATGCTGCTTCACCGCTTCCAGAACCACCTCACGATCATTCTTCAAGTCCTCACTCGCATAATACAACGCATACTTACTCTGCCTCACCGCTGCCAGCACCACTTCACGATCATTCTTCAATTTCGCACTCGCATACGCCAACGCATCCCCATCTTGCTGTACCGCTTCTAAAACTTCTGCCTTTGTACTATTTTCATCAATCATTTTTTGTCTCCTAAAAATCTAATACCGAATTAATTATGTCATCACTCGCATAATACAACGAAGACCGCCTACGCTTTACCGCTTCCCTCACCACCTCAAGGTCATTACGTAACTCATCACTCGCATACTTCAACATATTCCCCTCCTGCATCACCGCTTCCATTACAACTTCCTTGTCATTGCGTAATTCCTCACTAGCATGTTCAAAAGCATGGTAATTTTGTTTCATCGCTTCCAGCACAACTTCTTTGTCATTGCGTAATTCCTCACTAGCATACTTCAACGCCCACCCAGACTGCCTAACCGCTGCCAACACTACATCACGATCGCCACGAAACTCATCACTAGCAAACTGCAACTGATGCCCATACTCCCTAACCTCTGCCAACATTTCTGCCTTTGTTTTTCGGCACCATGGGGCTTTGCTTGTATCAATCGTTTTTATTAATCTATCCTGATTCATTTTTTTTAACTCCAAAATATATTATTAACAGCCGTTCGGTATTCAATACGTTTATACCTCAGCTGGAAAACAACGGGGATAATATCAATGTATGTAAATATATTATTATCAATTTCAAATTGCAATGCCTGCTTTTCTTTTTTGTTTAAATACTCAAAATCGTAAACCCTACGCAATTCAATATCCAAATCATTAATTGGAACATCTTGGTAGTTTTTAACCAACCTAGATAAAAACGCATCAACATCACAATCAAAATGGTCAAATGAACGCTCTTTAATCTCACCCTTATGGTTTTTAATAAATTCAAAATAGAGCCTGTCAATTTCTTTTTTATTTTTATTATCAATTAAAAACTTATCATCAAATAGCTTCTTCCCATGTTTTGCATAAAAAATACCTTGACAAATTACCATTAGCTTGGCAATTTTGCTTTGCATAATACAAAGAGATGCCGGCATATCATCTGTTAATAAATTTTCATTCATTCCAATGTTAGCGTATATTGCTAAAAAATCACTATTACTCATTTTTTGCCCCTTAACGAATCTTGAAACGCCATAAACTTAAATAAATTATCAAAATTACCATCCTTTTCCCAGACTAAACCAAAAGGATAAAATCGTTGTATAGAATCAAACCTAACATCATCCCTAATAGACAACCAAACTCGATTATTTGTTTTTAAGGCTTCTAATAAAAATAGGAAATCATCTTTCAACTCATCACTCGCATACTCAAACGCACGCCCATCCTGCTTAACCGCTTCCAGCACCACATTACGATCATTACGCAATACCTTACTAGCATACTCCAACGATTGCCCATTCTTCTTAACCGCTGCCAGTACCACTTCTTTATACCCTCTCATATCATCAGACGCATGATACAACGCAAAGCCATTCTGCTTCACCACTTCAATCATAAAATCACAATCACGCTTCAATTTAGAACCAGCATACCGCAACGAATACGCACGCTGCTTAAACGCTGTCAACACAACATCACGATCATTCCGTAATTTATTACTAGCAAACTGCAACCATCCCCCATACTGCCTAACCGCTTCCAAAACTTCTGCTTTTGTGCTACTTTTATCAATCATTTTTTACTCCATTAACCAATCAAACTATAGATTAATTATAAGTTATTATTAACAATCTGTCAATCAGTAATTTGTTTTGGCTCGCTAATCTCTGCGTCAATAATCCCCTCGTCACTTTTAGGGGTTTTTGTCACCACCTCTACCGTCAGGTTTGTTAATGAATTAACATCTTTCCCGTTAGACGTTACGTCAACGCTCGTTGCCCAGCCGTCTTTTTTAGCCTGTCGGTGATTCAAGACAATCATTTTAGCTATATCAATCCGAATTTTATCGTCTACCTTAGGGTCATGGAGTTTTGAATGTAAAAAATGCGTAGCATCGGTATACATTTTGGTTTCCGCAGCTTCCTTAAGTTCTTTTAAATACTCATCTCTGTCAATACGCATCCACATCGATGTATAAGGTATAAACAACCTTTGCGCCATTAAAGAGATGTTCCCGTGGCAATCTTGTATAAGCAAAGCAAGGTCATCCCTGCTCATATTTTTTATTAACCTAGTCCGTGCATTATACAAATCGTTTTTTAAAGATGTCTTGTCCTTTTGCTCCAAATAATGCTGCAATGCCTTAACTGTAAAAAGGTTTTTAATATCAACCCCATTCTTATTATCTTTCAACAACAATTTTACAATTTCCTCTAGCACCCCATTAGTTAGAAACATATAGTCATGCAATCGCTCATCCAAATCGTCTGAATAAGGCTTATAACCCTTTAACTCATTCTTCCTTTTTTCAGCCTGAATCTTTTCACTTTTTGCTATTCTCTTTTTTAAAGTGATCTTGTTGATACCAAGCTCTTTAGCTGCTTTTGTATGGCTCCCCTTATGCTTAACAAGCGCATCTATTATTATTTCGTCTTTTAAATGCTGTATTTCCGGCCTACTATACATTATATATTATTATAGCAAACATATTGCTAATTTAATCGTATAGCCAGTGTTGAAATAGCGATTCATAAGTTCTTTCAATATCACGCTCTTTTTTCGATTCTTTAATCACAGCCTTTTTAGGTCTTTTGACTTTATTTAAAGAGTCCCCATCACGTTTAAGCCTATATTTTGCCTTTCTTATTTTATCGCCCACCGATTTTATTTGATAATCAATATCAAATTTAAGAACGCCCTGCTTAATCATATTTTTTTGTTTTTCATGTTTTAAAAACTTGTATTCATCTTCTAAGTCTTCAATCTTTTTTTTTAACTTCTCGATACGCTTTGGGTCATTTGATTTAATTGTTTCTAATTGATTTCTCATTGCTTTAATCATACATTCCTGGGAATGGTGTTGGTTTATTACCATTCTCTATATTTATTGGGGCAGTATACATTGGATCCCCTACAGTAACGCTTCCATTAGGGGTTTTATCACTAAATGGATTATATGGTTGTGTATGGTCATATTCTGGCCATATTACTGTTGCCGGACGCTCTGGCTTGCTAAAAAATAAATACAAAAATATTGCAAGCCCTACAATTATAGATGCTATAAACAAACTGGATAATATTTTAAACCGTTTAAATTCCTTTTTAAATTTTTTATGCTCAACATCATTGTCGTGCTGAACTTTGTTTAGTTTCCGAGAAAAATTGTTATCTAAATTATTGAATTTTTGAGCCGTAACCCCTTCATTTTTTAAAATTTCAGACTTTATGTCACGATAGTTTTCACTCATTTCTTTTTTTACCTTTTCTATAGCCTTGAAAGGCTTTTCTAAATCCTCTTTTAAATTAGTTAAATCATAATACTCACCGTCACGCTCTTGTAAAATTAATTTTTGCGAAGGAGCCAAGGATCGAACCCCTTGGTTTAGAATCAAATCTGATTCGTCCTTTTTATTTTTTCCCATAAAAGCATTTTGCGCCCATTACCTCTGCTATTAAATTAGCCGAATCACAAGACTCCTCGTCACGCCTCTTGATAATTAATTTTTGCGAAGGCGTTTTAACTCCAATGCGATGGCGATTTATAATTTGATTAATGTCATAAATTTTATGCGTTTCTGATCCGTAATTTTTATGCTCTTTATATTCTTTCATAATTAACCTCAACTTTAGCCATAACATATCCAGCTCGAACCCATTCTGATGTAAATGTTTCACTACCCTTAACGGGATCCCCCCCCTTGTCTTGAATTGACAAAAGATTTGATTCGATACAACCTACAAGCCAATTTAACCATTCAAAAAAATCATGGTCAATTTCGATATCATTATCAACATTAATATTTAATTTTATATTTGTCATTTTGTTAATTTCCCTTATTTTTTATTCATAATCAACAGAAATTTTAATATCTAAATACATTTCAGCAGCTATTTTTTCAATCTCATCTTTTAATTGGTCTAAATCATTTACGGTTTCTAATTCTATTTCAATTTTAGGCTTTTTAGGCATTGCTGATTCATCATTCTTAGATAAATCATCGTCTGCATAATCATCCATATTGTCTTCAATTTCAACATGCAAGTCATCCAAGGAAACATCTAATTCCTCTAGCGTCACGTCCAACTCCTCCATCCACTGATTTAAGGAATCTTGATTAATGGGATTTGACTTAGTATTAAACACCTCTAACAAATACTTAACAGCCGTTTCTCTGTCCGGCAAGTCAAGAAACACAACAGGCAACTTATCTGGTATATCTGCCCCTTCGCTTTTTAATTCTTTTAATAAATCCATTCTAAGGTGGCCATCAACCGCATATAACTGGCCATTGTCATCCCATACATGTATTGGTGATGCATAATTATGTTTTAGTATAGACTGCTTAATTTTCTCGCTATGGTAATCGTTCTTAAAATCCATAGGCTGAAGGTCTTGGATGCTTTCCCAAGGCACCCTTTCCATTTTTTTGATTTTTACATCAATCTTCATGCTCTATCCGTTAAAATCAAAATTGCTTTCTTGAAGTCCGTTGTTAGCAGGGGCTTGTTCCTCTTGTTGTTTGGGAGGCCACATCTTGTCAAACCCATTTACTATGATTTTAGGGGCTGTTCGTTTTTCACCATTCTTTTCCCACTCGTCAATTTGTAATCGACCATTTATAGTCAACTGATCCCCCTTGCTTAAATGATCGGCCACTAATTCAGCAGTTTTTCCAAAAGCCATGCAGTTAAAAAAATCAGCTTTTTTATCTTTTGACATTCTATTGCAAGCAACAGCAAATGGGATATACGCAGTCCCAGATTGTGGATTGATTTTCATTTCATCAATTCTTGCGACTCTACCACTAATAACAACTACATTTGTTGACATATCTTCCTCCTAATACTGATAACAATGATTCTCTAACGCAAACTGATAATCTGGGTCATTTTTTAAATCTGGACTTCCGCCAAGTTCAAACGCCCAATCTAAATCATCTTCTGAAAACGGTGAGTTAATTTCTTTTATATCCATACCTTACTCCTATTTCAAACAATCAAACTATGTTTTAATTATACATTGTTAAAAACAACTTGTCAAGCATCAATTTTTTAATCATTTTTACACCTTAATCAAATGCTTGCATGGCATACATCACAAAAATACCTTGTGGCACCACTTGGCATTACACTACCAACAGCATTCCCATTACACCCATCTTTTTTGCATTTTTCACCAATTTTGTCTTGACTTGCTGGTGGTTTTGTGGCTGGTTGTTTTTTAGGAACATAAGCCTTTAACTGTGGCTCTGTATTGTTGTGAAAATCAGCATCCTTGGTATCATCGATTGCAAACAATGCATTAAGCGCATATTTCCTAGCATAAGAACTAGCTGCCCCTGTAATCTGCTCATCTGACATACCCTTTTTATCTTGTGGCTCACGGGCTTGAGCAGTAGCCTTAACACTTGTCCCACTTTCTGGGTGGGTCAAAACAGCTGTTGTTTTTAAATATATTCTTCCCCCGATTTCAAAAATACATTCATCCTCAAAAACAATATAGCAATTATGATTAGCCAAGTGTGGTTTTAAAGACGCAAGTATGTCTTCACACGACCTGTATTTATATTTTCCAAAACTATTGTACTGACTCTTTTGACACTCTAGCTTTGACTGGATATCCACCAATGCTATACCAGATTTATTTTTATCCATTTTATTTAGACTCCATTACTTTTAACAACTCAACACGTTTATAAATATCATTTTTAAGTTTGTTCGACATCATAGTTTGGCACAACTCATTGTTTTCAATGTCAAGCAACTGGCACAAATCATCGATAAAACACTCATAATCATCAACAATACTAGAAACATCTGAACAACAACTTTCAGGCTCCGATGTAACATGGTTATCATAACTGGGAACTTCTATCATTTTTTTACTCCTATTAAACAATCAAACTATATATTATATTATATGCTATTAATAATAACCTGTCAAGCGTTAAATGTATCAATTATTGTTTTGCTCCTATTCGTGTTAATCTTACTATTCGTACATAGCTCGCATCATCGTGCCGAGAAAGCAACGAATGGTCGTATGCTCTAACCCTTGCATGGCCGTACGCCTTAACTTCCGCATTATCGAACGCCCTAACAATCGCATAGTCAAACGCAGGGACTAGTGCATTGTTATACGCCTCAACCCATGAATGTTCGCGTGCCTCAATTTGCGCCTTGTCGTATGCCTTAACTTCCGCATGGCCAAGCGCAACAACCCTAGACTCACCAAAAACATACCATTCGCCGCTACGAAGAACCGCATAGTTGTACTCGTCGACCTCAAAATTAGTCACTGGCTGGGTTTTTCCGAAATCTAAATATATCTCTTGTTTATTCATTTTTATAAAAAGTATCAATCATCTTATCAATATACGCCCTAGCCTTCTTTAGGTCTTCAAGTCCGTTTTTATACTTGTATCTGGTCACATATTTAACTACATTCCCCGACAAATAGCACATATTGTTCGCCACAATATAATCCCACGGCTGAATGCCCCCTTGTTTGTAGTGACTTGGATTTTGTGGTGTATCGCTCATGATTTTGACCCTAAAATGACAGACGTTGCGTTTTTAAAAAAGTTATCAAAATAGGCTTTATCTACCTTATCAGCACTTTTGCTTTCTTTTAAAAGATTCTGACCAACTGGAACTGGCGATTTTTCTAATTTTATTTTCCCCTGTAAAAAATCGATATACAACTCCCTTGCTTCATTATCTACCCATTGCCACTTATCAACACTAGCATTTTCGACCTTTAAATCACCAATACACCGCTTAATGGTGTACACATCATTATCCATACCACGTTTGTTTGTTGCCTGAGATTTAAACCGATTCAAAAATTCAATAATTCGATTATGGTGATGCTCAGTAACTAACTGCCGTTGGATTGCGTAAATATCAGCTAATTTAGGGGCATATTTAGATGTTTCAATATGCCTGTTTAAAATGCGCTCTAAAACACGCAATTCAATATTTCTTTTGCAAATATCATCTGTTAAGTAATTAATTTTGCGCTCCTGGTCTTCATCGATCTTTACCAGACGATCAAAACATTTAAACACCATTCGTTGCACAGCTGCCCTATCAATCATAACTACCCCCTACTAATACCATTTGGTTATTATATGGCGTGACATTAATAATGCTTGAGTTTTGACGTGCGTTCATTTCTGCAATGCGCTCATCAATCGATAACCCAGACGATTGCTTAACATCCCCAATATCATTCTCAAGCCAATCTTCCCACTCATTCATCCACGTTGACCCATGCTTGATATATTCACTCTGTATATTTTTGTTATTGATATACTGATTATAACGATCAATAGCTTGCATCAATAATCTGTAATCAGATTCTTTTTTTATTTTGCTTTTAAACCGTTTAGCAGCAAGCGTCTTGCCCATTTTCCGTGGGTATTGCACCCAAAATTCATTAAACCATGCTTTTTGATTCGAGGCTTTATCTGGTTCCTCTAGGTTTGCCACCGACTCACCAAACTTACCGCATGCATTGCATTCGCACCCCTTGCATTTGCCAGTCACTATCCCTTCTGGAACAACTGCACGGTATCGGCAATGCTTAGAACCATTTTTGTAATAATACTGTTTAATTAAAAGCCCATCACTAGTCAACTCTTTTAAAGCGTCTAAAACAGACCGCCTACTACCTGTCCATTCAACGATATAATTAGCTGATCCATTAAACCAAGTGTTTTTGCCATTTTTAGTAAATCCGTATATCAACGCATAAACATCTCGCTTAACGCCCGACAATCCCATTTTTCGCATAAATGAGTATATTCTGATATAGTTATCGCCATCCATTATGCCAAAACCTCGCTTTTAGGGCTTAAATGACACTGTGATATTCTGTAGCCAGACTGCCCAAAGCTATCCAACTCAGACTCAATAACCTGCTTTAAAAGCAAATCGTTTAAAATGACATTAACTGAACTCTCATTAAGCCCTGGGAACCATTTAGATATGTATTCAACGCCTCCAGTATACAAATGCACACGGTCTTGCGATGCTTCATGTATAATTCCGGCTATAATCATCTCAGCAGATGTTAAGTAATCACCTGCAAACTTTTGTAATAAAAAATCTGGTATAGAAACCGAATCAAAACCGTAATTCATAAAACCTCCTTTTTCAGTAA